AGCTTTAGTCACGATACCCGCCGCCTGCGTCTTTATAACGCTTGGCTACAAGTTGTGCCTTCCTCGCGCTCCATTGTCCAGCGCCTGTGCCTTGAACCGCAGCAGCTTTGACGCTATTGAAGATACGCTTACGCATCTCAGGCTTGGTGTAGTTACCAGCAGCATTGACGCCACCACCCTTAGCCATCCCCTTTTTGTCGGCACGATCAAACTCTTTTCCTACCTTAGTAGGAATGCCTACCTTCTTGGCAAACGCAGGGTTATGCGCTACCGCAGCCATCAGGCGATGCTGAGAAGGTGATTTGCTTGGCATTACGCATACCCCTTGACCATCTCCAAGATGCACCAATAGGTGTCGCCAGAAGAAGCATCAGCAGTGCTAAACATGATATCGCCAGTAACGCCAGCGCCACCGTTGTTAGTAATACCGCCAAAGCCGGTCATGTCTAGCGTCTGCGTAGCTCCGGGGGACGAAAGGAAGAACGGAACATCCGTTGATGCGTCAAACAACATTCTGACTTCCATGCCATGATTGGCAATGTAGATTTTTGTTACCGTAACCCTGTCACACGCAGCGCCTGATGCGCTTGGCGTTAGTGCAGAAACATCTACCTTCAAAACGGCGCTCTCACCAGTACCATCACTGATGTTTGTAAATTTCATTATTGCCATGCGCTCACCGTCAATAAGCGTTTGGCTCGTTACTGAATCAGCCATATTTATCTCCTAAAAAGCAGGGAGCCGAAGCTCCCGCCTTATTTCAGCAATTAGCCGTTCCACCGCTACGTTTTTTGGGAACAATAGTTGTAGATTTCTCAGTCTTCGTTATTGCACCGGGAGCATCAGTAGGACTAAAAAGACGCTTAACCTTACTAGCAAGAGGCTTGAAGTAAGTCATAGGATTTATGGCTTTACTCATGGCTTCACGAACAGCGCGGTTTTCAGCTTCATCGTTAGTGTAGAAATCTTCGTAGCCCTTGGTCTCTTTAACAGACTGTGCGTCACTACCACTATTAAGCCTTTTTACTTTTCCACCTTTTTTAAAGGTGCCAGCAACAAGATTAGTGGCAACAGGAGGAGTCGGCCTTTTGTGACCCTGCGGCATACTGACGGCGCGTCCCGTATCAATCAGGCCACCGTCAGCAAACTTTTTTGCAGCACCACCCTTCTTGTATCCACCGTCATTACCAAGGGTGACACCACCAGTAGCCATACCGCCTTTTTTGTAACCACCAGCGCCAAGGACAACACCCCCAGTTTTATAGCCGCCAGCATTACCCATACGAACGCCACCAGTAGCCATGCCACCCTTCTTAAGACCAGCATGAGCTTTAGAAGCAGGCTTGCCTTCATGCGACTTCAACTCTTTGCCAATGCCTTTGATGCCCTTCATTTCCATCTTGTGCATAGCTGGCGTTTCTACTTCACCGGCTTTGCCACCCTTCTTCATGGTGGGGAGTCCGCCCATAGGTGCGGCAGCAGCAGGACGATTTTTCATCATCGCGGCCATCGCCATCATTTTTCGACGTTCCGCCATTGACGGACGACGCGGCGAACCTATTGACGGGCCACCAACAACAGGCGGACGAATCATAGGGGGGGTATTCATCGCCCCCATATCACCCATCGGCCCGCCATCCATCTTCTTCATGGGCGAATGACCGTTACCGCCCTTTTTCATATTTCCATGACCACCTTTCTTGAGCTTCAAAACGACTGAAGGCTCCGTGGTCTCCATCTTCACCATCGGCTTAAATTGTCCCATGTTGTTCTCCTTAAACCTGCGTTACGCCGAGAGCGCCGATTCGGGTTGAGTTCGGGCCGCAACCAATAGCGGGTATAGCAACCGCCATAACCAAACGCTTTATGCCGTTGCTTGCGGAGGAAGGAACATAAGTCCCGCGAACATCGCCAGTAGTAGCCGTTGCTGTAGCGGTCTGGTCTGCAACAACAGCAGTTCCAGCATCTTTTGCAAGCGTTGTATCCCAACCGGCATTTACGATGTAGCCAATGTCAGTGAAGCGAACCGGGCAACCAAGAACGTCAGTAGTCCCTACAGTCAAAGCAGTAGTCGAACCACCGCCCGCGCCGGTTACAGAGACAATCTGCCAGAAGGCTTTTTTACCACTCGTCGTTGCGCTGGCTACGCTTGTAATCGTCTCAGTCATCGCCTGACCGTAGATGTCATATCCAGCAACGGTGTACGCCCTAGCGGTTCCGGCTGCTGCCAGAGTTACTGAAACGCCGCGCGGGACATCCAGTTGATTGACGCTAGTCCCATCTGCGCGGGTCACGTAACGCACCCCAAGCAGGCTGGTCGTCAGCAGCGTCAAAGCACCAGCAGCAGCAGGAGTTTGTGACGCGCAAAGGTTCGCAGCATTCAAAACAACCGGAACAGTATCCCAGATATAAACTCGACCCAGAGGGCCAACACCCAAGTCCATCGGAGCAGAGTTTTGCAAATCGCCTTCAAAACCAGCAACTATCGTGGTCGAAGACACAGTAACCGAAGTGTTCACTGTATACGTGCCAGTCCCACCAGTGCCGGTACCAAAAGCAGTAATAAAGGTTCCTGCCGTGACACCAGTCCCGCCCAACATCATGCCAACCTGAAGCGTTACGTTATTGAGCAACGCCGTGACAGTGAGTACGGTAGTAGCTTGTGATGCAGTAACCGTAGCAATAGTTTGTGATTTCGCAAGACCCATAAAGGTCTGTGCGCTTCCTAGAAATACGTCATCTGAATATTGAGGCATGGTCTGCTCCTTGAAAAGTTTGACCAAACATTGAAAAAAAGGGGGGACAGGTTAGATTTCCCGCCCCCCCCAACAGCTAAACGCCCGGCGTACCGTAGAGAGTACGGGGGTCAGTCCAACCAACCGTGTAACGCTCGGTAGCTTTGTAACGCATCGAATCCGTCTCAAAGTCACCTTCCATAGTCTTCTCAAGACCACGGCGCATCAACAGCTTGGCACCTTCCGGCGCATCCGTCTGCACCCACCATGCCGAAGCATTGGTAAGGCGCGACAGCACCGCAGCGCCTTCGTCCAGCAGGCCAATCGACTTAATCGGATTCAAGTCGTTGTTGGCAGTGCCAGTGCGAAGAACGCTCTTCAGCAGAACCTCTGCTTGGAAGACATTGCCCGGAGCCACCACCAATTGACGAGCAACAAGACGAATCTTCTTGCCGTTGTTGTCAACTGCTTGGCGAATCTGAATCAGCATCTGTTCCAGAGAAGTCTGCGAAAGGTTTGCCGCTGTGGTCAGTTGGTTGCTAAACGTGCCGCTCACAATCGGATGTGAAGCCGAAGTAAGAGATACGCCATCACCACCGACATACGAGCTATTGAACGCACGATTAAGCACGTTCGCAGACAGCGTTTCCTTGGTCTCAATCAGAGATTGAGCAAGGTGCTTGGCATACACTTGACCGATACGGATATGGTCACCATCTTCCACCAGAACTTTCGTCAGCGCAAAAGCAAGTCCATACACGTTGTAGACGTAACGCTGGAGGAACAGCACACCACCTTGCTGGTACGTTACCGGCGTGCCGTCAGGCAGTTGCGGTGCCGCGCCAAAGCCATACAGAACCGGCTCTTCGTGGTAGTTGCGGGGAATGCCTTGCTGTTCGCGGAAAACACGCGACCATTCGTCGGCACGTTGATCATAGACTCCATCAAAACATTCATTGAGAATAGGCTCAACGATGCTTCTAAAGTCCGTACTCCTCATTGGTGCGGCCATGATTGGACTCCTTTAGATGGCGTTAATGGTTGCCACGAATTGGCTGCGGCTTACTTGCACGCGGACAATCGGGAATGCGTCTCCCCATGCATTATCTGCATAGGGGGCTATGTCAAGGATTCGGAAATCCCCAACGGCAGAACTACCTGCAAGCGTTGCTGACAGAGTGGAAGCAGACAGACCAGTGGTGGTGCTACCGGCAGTTGCGTTGCTCATGTTAGCCTGATCGCCAATCGAAGTTTGAGCCAGAGTAGCATCGACTTGAACTTCGTACACGATCAGCGGATCGCTATAGTAATAAGCGATACACGAACCGGTTTGGAAAGCAGTGCTGGCAGGCCATTGGTTGTTGATCTGACGACGACCAGATGCATCGGTATATTCAACGCCAGCAAATACGCCTTGAAAGGCGCTGCCAGCAGTTGCAATAATCAACACACCACTCGAATTGAGTGCAACCGGCTGATTCTTCAAAATTCCAGTGGAATAACCACTAGCAATACCGTTGGCAAGCGCGATAGCTCGATCCAGTCCCGAAGGATGGAAGACAGGGCGAAAACCAAACGGAGCAGATGTAGCGGACATATCTTTACTCCTAATTTATTGAATTGCCAGCATCAAAAAATCGGTGCTGGAACTGGTTTGTCAATGAGGTGCATTCCTTCGCCTTCTACCGAACCCAGACGTTTGCCTGAGCTATCATTGCCCTGTAGTTGCTCTGCTTGAATGCGGATTTTTTCCGCGTCTTCCATAGGAGCATCATGGTGCATTGCTGTCATCACTTCTTGATAAATATCCATCGGAAGTTTGTACAGAAGCATTTCATTGCAAGCGATATAACCATCGTGTTCGCCAGACTTTACGCGGTAATTTTCGTAATTAGGTATCTCATCTGATCTAACAGGTACATACCCCAACCGAATCCGCTTATCTATACTGTCGTAACCATTGGTCGTCGATAACCAGCAAAAGTGCCATCCCGGTATTTCTGGGACAGATGGTAAAGCACTTTGTGTCCATTCATCCTTCCACATCTTTCGACGCTGTTCAGATGAAATAAACTTTTCCTCCGGTGCCTCACGAACTGAGTCATGAATAGCGCGGCTTTCGCGCCCACCAGCAGTCAAACTTTTCTTTAGACGAGAATCCATATATTAACTCCTTGAGCGTTCGTTAGCGTATCGTTTAATCATCTTGGCGCGAAGTGTGGGGTTTTCCCACATTCCGGCATCTTTCATGGCGCGGACTTGATCCGCTGACAACGTAAAGCTATTACGCCCCCCACTACTTGATGCACTTTCACGCCCCGATCCGGTAACGGCACTCCTTGGTCGTCTAACATAAGATTTCTCGTCAGCGTTGCTAGTATACCGATGCGGTAACTTATTTTGCAAGCGATTGTCAAGTTCTTCCCAATATTCTGCGGAACGAGGGTCAAAACCATCAGAAACTAGGCTCTCGTCTACCACCTTGGCGATCTTGGAATCGACATCCTTGGTCTGCGGGTCATACCAGTTATTCCGCTCCATCCAGTCCGCCGCATTACGCTGGACAGCCATATCAGGAGCAATCGCCTGTTGTTTTGGTGGCTGAGACGCCTGCCGTCGCATGTTTTCCAACGCCTCAACCTTCTGACGGGCGTCGTACCACATCTCCTGAGCATTCGCCATCGCCTCGCCATCGTTAGCGGAAGCAGACTCCGCCATCTTCATCTTGGCGTATTGCAGCCGAACTTGATGGTCTTCGATAGCCTTATCAACCCTAGCTAACTCAGAACCGTGAGTCTTACGCTCTACCGTCGATAAACGGGTCATCAAGTCCTGATTTTGCCGAACCAACTGGTTGTAGCGCAGGTCTTTCTCGACTTGCTGCTGCCGATGGTAGACTTTCTTTGCTTTACGCTTTTCGCGCCGCACAGAGCGGATTGCCTCTGTATCGTCAGGATGGTCGTCGCCACCGTCTTCGGGGACTTGCCCACCTTCCGCCTTCTGTACCGGCCTAACGCCCTCTACGGCCTCTTCTGGCTCGTCCTGAGAGGCTTCTATGCCCTCAACGGTAACGCTGCCGTCCTGCTGCTCCTGAACGATCAACTTCTCGTCTTCTACAGGCTTCTCAATTTGCTCGCTCATACGAATGCCCTCACAGCGAGAGGATTGCCCGTAATCTTGGCGACAATCTCATGGTCATTGAGGATCAGGAATTCCACCCTGTCTTCGTCATCCTGAGCGTCCGGCATCCCAACTTCCCAACGGTCACCCGTCCACTTCGGAACGCGCAGGAAGTCCCCCATCTCGCACCATGAGCCTTCAGGCCACGATTCCATCGTATCGCGCTTCTTAAACGCAAGCGGGCCAAGCCCAACAACCTTGCCAACACAGTTCTGCGCCTTTTCCGTGTCTGTCGTTTCCCGCACCAGCAGAATGCCTGAAGAGGTCATCTTCTTCTTTGCCTTACGCAACTGAACAAGAACTCGCGCACCTAACGGCGTGGCTCCTGCATCTATCACCGGGAAAGCGTCTATCAAATCAGCTTCGTAAGAAGCGTCATTTGTTTTTATCATCATCATCTTCCTTTAGTAAGTTTTCAAGGATCATAAGAGCTTCTCCAAGCCCTGTATGATGACCAACCAAGTGCTTATAAGACTCGTAATTAACTGCTTTTCCAGCAGTCAGCGAAGAGGCAATTTCAGCCTGCCGAGTCTTAACGGCACTAATAAAATCTTCTACATACCTCATTATTTTTTCTTAGCTTGGGCGAGACCTCCTTGCTTTGTTTGTTTTGCCGCACTCGGCTTGGTCACATCACAACCTTGCGCTAGACGGTTGTGCTGCGGTACTAAATTGCTTTGCTGCTCTTTGTCGCTAGTAGCCCTGTCATGCTCCTTAATTTAAACTGCGCTGCACTTCGTTTTGAAGTCTGATTGCCGACTCCGCCTGCTCCTTCTTCAATCTTGCCGTTTCCACGGTCAAGTCCAAAGTCTTCATACGCTCTTGCGTTAGCAGCTTCTCGGTGTTCTGAGCCGCGTCAAACTGCTGCTTCTTATCCTGCGCCGCTGCATCCTGCTGCAACTGGGCTTGCTTCAACTGGATATCAGCTTGATCCTTTGCCGCTCTCCGTTGAGTTTCAGCCATAGAAGCCTGCAAGATTGCTTGTGATTCCGCGTCCATAGGAGGCTTCGGTTTGTATTTCTGAGCTTCCTGCACCATCTGCTGAATAACCTGCATGTAAGGAGCCAGAACCTCTTTGGAATCCAACGCGACATGCTGAGTAGCCACGGCAACTACGCGGTCAATATCAGCAGCCAACTTGCTATCCTCGTACTTCTCTTTATCGAGGCCAGCAGGCTTCAGGGCATACTGCCTTACGGACTGGGTATACCAGAGCATCAGGTGCTGCTTCAGGTGTTCTATCGCGGCAGGAATGAACGCCGGAGCCATAATTGGATTAGCGCCAAATATCGGGTCTTGCGCGAACGAAATGTGCGTCTTGATGTGAGCGATATGATCTTGGCGCGGGTAAGCTACAGCCGGATGCCCCATAACCATAGCCGCATTCTCGTCAGCAGCGTTTAATTCGACCGGCTTGCGATACTGCGGCATCAATTCTTCAATGTTCGGTATCTTTAATTGCCGTAAAGCCCTACTTAGAACCGCTCGTTGGTCAAATAACTGAGGATGCTTGTCCGAAAGTGACAAAACAGCCTGCGTTTGCGCCATTCTTTGCGTTTCAGAGAAGATATGCGGGTCTGAGACAGGTATTACGTCACCGTTACGCTCAAAATCTGATCTCTGGATAGACAAATCAGCAACAATGTCTCCTTTTTTCTGCTCATCCAGATACCAGCGGTCAATACGCTGCAAAATCATCAAAACTCGACGCTGCGAGTCGTGCAATCGAGCGTGAATCGCTGAAAATACAGCAGATCCCTGCTCAATCAGGGCTTGAGTCGTCCCAACAGGCGCATTGCTCGTGATGTCAGCTATCTTTTCCTCTGCTGTGGTCACTACACCCTTAGCAGCCGTCGAGAGATAGCCCAAAAGCTGGAACAAGACAGGGCTTGGCGGGTTAAATGGCATCGGCATAGCTATCTTGCGGATGTCATCCACTCCCGGAGCGCCCTCAATCTCCGCTACTTGCGTAACTTCAATTTGCTGGGTCTGTCCACTAATCCTTGCGCCCTTGAGCTTGAGCATTGTGGCTGCATTGTTAATATGTGCGCTGTCAAGCAAAGCACGCAAAGCCCCAGTAAGGGCTGCAGATAGACCCCCAATAAGCTGCGGAAGACCGATTCCATATGCACCCCTCCAAGGAATGAATTTAAACTCTACCAGCCAGTCAAGCTTGTCCATCGCATCATCGCCCTGCTCCCAATTACGGTACAGACCGATCACTTCATGCTCGTTGTCGTCGATCATCAGGATGTAAGGAGCCGACTCACCGCCTGACTCCTTGTCGTCCTCCAGTTCCAGCCT